ATGTGCCTTAACCGCCCATCCCGTCGCAATACGGTCGATTCACAAACCTTTAGTATTGTCGTTATGGAAAACTCATTTGATCTTTTACAGGAAATAGTTAAGTTATTAAGAGAAATTAACAACAAGTTAGATCATGTAATCGAACCGGCCTCCGTGAGTAAACACAGGATAGTTAATGAACTATCCACGAAAAGTCCCTTAATCAAACCAACTAAACCACAGCTTGACTGGAAAAGGCGAAATGACGTTATAAATCGCAGGGAGAAAAATACATATCTACGAACAATCAGATCCCTTGCAAACGATATAATTGAAACGAGCGGAGTAGATGACCCACCGGCGTTTCAACTCTCTGCCATTGCTGAACTAAGCGGACCTAAAAAACTTTATCAGCATCCATTTTATCAAGCTGTTAAAGCCGAATATTTGCATTTTATAGAGGCAACCCAATATAAGGCAAAGGAAATACTGAAGAAAAAGTACAGCTACTACAAGGCCTTGGACAAGGATTTTTTGCGACATAATTCTAATTAATAGTAGATTTACCCGAAACCGATCACATGCAAAGAATAATACTAATTATCGTTGCCGTTGGCGTAATTGGCCTTATAGGTAAGGCGATATCTGGGGATGACAAAGAGCCGGCTAAAAAGGAAAAGTCTACAACTGCGGCATTCAAGGGCAAATCTACAAAGGAACGTATTGACAGCCTTGCTGCAGTTATGCTGAAAGATGATCAGGGACTGGGAATAAAGAAGGTTTCCTATGATCCGAAAGATAGCACTTTAAAAATAGCTTGCGAAGTTGACCGGCGGGACCGGAAGAAACTGGGCACCACATCTGTTTTCGATCAGGACTATAATACTTACAATCTGCCTATAAACTTTACCAAGGTTTATTTTTATGAGTCGTCCAATGATCATTTTGGCAAACTGTTTTCCTTTACGAGTAATAAGTTTAGCAGACAGGCGGAGGCCTTTAAAAGTCGCTTCTGCTCGACGGGCTTCTGTGAGCCGCTGGCAAACTATCTTAGGAATAGGATGAATGACCCGGGCAGCTTTGATCCAGAGGAGTGCAACGTCTACTATAACAATAGTATGGACGGCACAATAATAGTAGAACAATCCTTTAGAGGTAAGAATGCCTTTGGTGCCCTGGTACTTAAAAAGACCAACGCTACCATGGATATGAATGGTAATGTTTTAAAAGCAAATATTGAATGATATGGGAAAAATCACCTCTCAGCCTTATAACGACACCGTTACTTTTAAAGGCAACCACACTTTCAGTAGTTACACTACTTTCGGAAGAAAGGAAAACGGTCTTAGAACAATTCAAATTGAATTATATAATCAACTTCTCGAAAGTGGCGAAAAATTGGGCGAATATTTCAGAGAAAAGGGCTTGTTTCCATTTTACTCAGAACTGGCTGATAAATATGACTTTGACATCACCCATATTCAAATTGAAAGCTTCAAAAGCAATACTGATAATGGTACAATAAATTATATAATGAAAGGTATTTGTGATAAACCAAGCACACATACTTTAATCATTGAATGATAACTGGCTACTTTTGTTAAAGGCCCACTGTAATTCTCCTACAGCGGGCCTTTTTTTATTCTGCCGTTTTAATTATGTAACTTTACGCGCCCGGGGGAGCCGTTTAGACCGGTATCAATTGTTTATAATTTTTTCGCAGCCCCTGGGTTACTTTTGATCTTTCAACCAATCAATCAACTCTGACCTCTTAAATAGCACTCGGCTATTGTTTCCGCCCTTTTTGTGGTATGGAATTTTGTTTTCATTGATAAGGTTGTAAATCGTTTGCTTCTTAATCTTTAATAGATCAGCTGCCTGCTGGGTATTGATGAACTCTTCTGTTTCCATCACTGTGCTGTTTACCGGCCCATTCTCAGCCAGAACTGTCCTTAGCTCTTCTCTTATCAAAGCCCTAAATTCAGAATCGGTGTAGGTCGTTTGAATTGTGTTTTCCATTTTTACTTAAGTTTCAACAAACATAATATAAAAAGTAGTATAATAAATAAAAAAGTATAAAAAAGTAATAAAATGATTTGATTTTATAATTTCTTTCCCTACCTTAGTAGTGCGAAAAAATTATAAATAAAATGAAAAATTTAACTATCACATCAGCCGTCCGCAACATCGACTTATCATTGTTGCCAACAGTAGATTCTAAGAACTGTATCTCTCGCTTTGTTTATGAAATCGACGAAGTAGTAATCAAAGGAGAGGTACTGGAAGTTGACTTCCTGATCAACGAGGAATGGTCACATTGCCCAATCCTGATTGCCAACCTGAAAAGCTTCGTTAAAGAAACCGGTATGAATAAGTGGTCTTTAGATACTTCAGACTTTACCGGCTCACACACTCAATATACAGGCAGCTTCGACATAGACACATTCATCGAAGAAAACCTGAACATGGTAGTTAAATCTTATCTGGAAACCTACAAAATCGGCCGGTAATGACAGCTTTTGAAATTGAATGCCTTCTCATAGTTGAAGAGGCATTCGCTCAGGCTCGTTTCGAAACTGAGCTAAACCGCATTGCAACCTCTCTTGCAGAAGCGAATAACAATTTAGATGGGTTAATAAATATTTTAAACTCGTAGGTCATGCAAAACGGATTAAGGACATTCATCTTCTTGATGGCAGGTGACTCCATGAATGACGGTACTGTAAATTCAATAGCTGACGGTGATTTTGTCCGGGCGGTACTCTCAAATCCTGATGAGCTGGAACCTGACAAGAAATATGTCATTGAACATCACGACGGCGGTTTTTATATATGTGTAATCCATAGGTCTTATAATGGACAACTCTACTGCTTTTATTTAAACCCTGAGCATGGCCGTTTTGAGATGCCCGTAGCAGATGTAAAAGCTATATACCGAATAAAATTAATAGAACGCAACGGATAATTTTCGAACTAAAAGTGAACTAACTAAGAATGCAAGGCAGGCCAGGCTAATCGATTATACGCATGGCCTGTTTAGTGAACAACCCCATAGAAAGGTATAATCAAAATTAATAGGTTAAAGAGGGCTGGTAATTTCAGTCCTCTGTGTTACTTGAATTTGACTAGAATCGACAAATATGTCATTTGGCATACTTTTGATTATTTTTTTACCTGAATCAGTTTGTCAGTCACCAGTCCGTCAATGTCTTTCAATCGCACTATCGGTAAAAAAGTGTTTTCAAATTCAGTGCCCATACAAAGATTATTAAACTCAGTCCTGGCGTGGCAATAAGACATTAAAATGATCTCAGAAAACTGGAGATAATCTTCCCTGTTTGAAGGCAGTATTTTGTTGCCACCCATGGTTAACTGATATTTCATTGAAATGATAGCTGCGGCTGTTCTCCTCAGGCCGGCACTATTTATCTGCACATCAACAGTGAGTAATATCCTGTCTTTCCCCGATGGCTTCAGCTTAACTTCCATTGTAGTGTCAGTGATCAGCTCGGCAGACGGGAACGAGAGCAGGTTGAAATACTCAGGTTCTAGGCTGATCAGTTTTATTGCCTTAATTTCCATTAGTTGCAGTTGCAAATCGTTTCACGAAGTCGGGATCATTTTTTAGCCAATAGTAGAAAGTTGCACGGCCAATTTTAGCTTGTTGGCTGGCTTCAGTAATGTTGTAGCTGCGCTTTATGCAACTGATAAAGGACTTTTGTCGCTGATCCTTCGAACGGTTGTTTATACGAATATTCCGCATGCCTATTGTAAAATTTTACTATTCTCGAGATTATCCCAAGTACCAGACTGTTTACCAGCCAGAGCGGATTTTAAAGCGATTTGGAGAGCTGAAGGTGCGCCGTTCCCCAGTTCGGTGATAGGCGGCCCATTAATGATCTGCAACAGTGTATCTAGTATCGCCTTGTCCTTATTACTTTGCTCCTGTAGTTCTTTAGCCTTAACCATGCCGCCCAGTAATCCGTTATTAAATTGAGTTACTGTTTTAGGATTGATCAAGAACTTATCAACCTGGTCCACGCAAAGCAGTTGTGGCCGATGTATGTTGTTGTCCTTAAATAATAACAGGCAATCGCTGCCTAATACCGGAACCTCAATCACTGTCGCGGGGGTGCCGACAAGAACCTTAATAGGCACACTGTAAAAAACTACATCCTGGCCACTTCCATCCGTCCCTACCTTAACGTCGCATGTATAGTCGTCATTAACCTCTACAATTTCTCCCTCAACGCAGGCGGAAGCCCTCGACGTTGCTTTCTGCCAATCCACCAATGCCTGTTTGAATTTTTCAATGTCAAAGCTCATGTTATTGTAGTAATAATGGTGTGATTTGTCCCGGCAATGGATTTACCAGGTGTGCCCATTTTAATTTTCGGTGATAGCCATTATCCGATAATTCGAAGCCGACTCCGGTTATCAGGTAGTCACCGGATTTTTCAGGGAACCTGATATCGGTATATTCAACGATGTCAAATATGCTGCAGTCCGGATATAAAGGGGCTATAATACTGCCCCGGTAGCTTTGCATCTGGCAGTTGAGGTAACACTCTTTTGCAAGCTTCTCATATAGCGCCTGGTTAGGCGAAAGGTTTGCAAACGTGATTTCCCTAAGTGTGCCGGACAGATTGCCGACTTCAAAAGACGCTTTTTTACCATTGCTTTGAATAAAATAAGCTTTCACCCGAAATGACTGGAATGTACTTTCCGGCTTCTGTAACTCATTTTTAAGAACGTTAACATCACTTTGATACTTGATACGTTTAATTGAATTGCTGGCGACGTTAACGTATAGATTGCTACCCATCAGGCTAATGTTTATTCCCAACTCTTTCCTGAAATACTCCAGTACTGCCGCTGGTGTCATATATGGCACTGTGAAGTTATACAGATTAAAATCAACTGTATTAGTCATTAACGTTATGCCGGTACCCTTTAAAACATCTTTTAGCAGATTCCTAAAAGTGACAGTTTTGTACTTAAGATTAATCAAACCTTTTCTTAAGAAATAAACATAATCCAGACATTTGATTGTAACCGGCAGGCCGAGTACAAAATCAAAAACAAAGCCTTCAAATACCGTCACTTCCTGATAACTGTCATACCTGGCCTTGATCACAACCTTGTCACCAACCGAGAAAAGGTTTTTGGGTTGATCCGTCAGGAAGTTCGTATTTGGGTTTTTGTACGTCCCATTTACATAGCTGCCGCTTTGATAAGCTATCCTGCATGACAGCGGCACCACTATTTCCGCGTCTGCACCAATCTGTTGAGAGTCGTTATTGGTGTTAACAGAAATAACCGTTTGCAGGGTCTTGTCGCCTATGCTAATTGAAGTATGGCAATTGTAATACATGGCTTATCCCTTTATAGCAATAGTAAGCCCCGGAATATTCTCATAAGCCCGTATCTGAAAAGGAATGTTTGCAACGCCTCTTACCTGTGTGGGATTAATACTGTCAATAATGACCTCAGAAATGCCAATCCCGTTAAGTAAAGTATTTTGTACTGGTTGAACAGTTGATGGCACCCAAGCATTCGCAAAAACGTTATTAATGCCGTTCTGCGGATAGATGTAGCGATCGTTATCCTTTTCCCTAATAACACCCTCAAAAATGATCTCTGTAGCTTCCCTGCCGGTCCGTTCGAAAACAGATGGCCCGTCAACAATTTGAGATTTCGCCAAACACTTTTTACCAGCTATCCGGATAACGGTATCCGGTGGCAATTGAAGGTTTCCAATGATCACCAGGGCCGGATTATTAATTTGGTCTACTGCACTGATGGAATGGGGAATAGCATCGGCAGGCAGCGTCTTGCCTTGGTACTTCACATTCCCGGCTTCTCCAGGCTGGATAATAAAAGACATATTAGAATAATATTAAGTGATGATTAGGTTTTTGCCTTGCTCATTTTCGTAAGCGGTTATCTTAGCCCTAACAACCGTGCTGCCAAGGACCGTTTCAAGCTCTACAGCTGCAACAATAATTTCGAAGAGTCCCAGTCCGCTCATGTAGGTGTTTTTAACCTTGAGCGCTGAATCTGTTATAAAAATCTGCTGCCATAATAAGTTAACCAGATCTTGAGGAAAGACATTTATAAAATTACCGGTTGCATCCTGGCTTCGGATTGTAAAATCAAAGCCTATCTCATACGGTCCGCGCCTGACGTGATCATACACCACAACACCGTCGAGGATTTGATTTTTCTCAATGATCTTCGTACCATTTATACTGACTTCCACATCGGCCGGCATAATAAATGACGTATTATCACTTGCAATCACCTCGACCCACGCGGGGTTGTTTATCAGGTCAACAGTTGGGGCCAAATATTGTACTTTACTTTCCGGCAGTTTTTGCCCTGCATAGCTAACAGAAGTATCTAAATTGAAATTTGCCATAATAGTTACATAGATCCGGCCTGTCCGTAGGCCATATTCATCATTATTTTAAGGATTTCCTCAGCTGCATTAACAGACGCTTTTTGCCACTCACCCTGTTTCACGTCTACCTTGTCGATTTTTTGAATAGGAGCGTTAAAATTGAGGTTGATTACTTTGGCCTGGTTGAGACCACCTGACGGTCCATTTATATCTGTAGTTTTGACTGCATTGTCTATTACCGGGTTTGATTTGCCTTTCTTATCCATGCCAAAGTCAGGCTCAGCTTTCTTGCCTTCCGGCTTTTTAATAACAACTTGCTCAAACTGGGCCTTCACGTCGGCGGTACCTTTGATGTTAAGCCATTCTTTCAATTTTCCGTACCACTCAGCCACCTTATCGAAGATTGGTTTAAGCGTATGATCATAAAGCCACACGATAGCTTTCCCTACCTGCTCCAAAACCCACCAAACGCCCTGAGCTATCTTTCCTATTAGGGAGATCACTCCGAGGCGCTCCAGTAGCTTGTAAAGCGTATGCAGGATATCAATGGTTACTGCAACGGAGTGGAATATCCACTGTAATACCGGCCCGACATAAGAAGCGAGTTTTGTAAACAACATTTGAACGAACGCGGCAACAGCTTGTATTTCCGGCTGAAATTGTGAGAGTGAGGAAATGATCTCTAAAACCCCATTGTACACAAAAGCAAAGACTGGCTTAAGGGCGTTAAGTACAGGGCTGATATAAGCAAAGATTTGCCGTCCGACGTTCTCCATAGTCTTAATGATACCGTCAAAGTTTATGCTGCCGCTAATGCTGTCCCATTTCGATTTTATTCCACTAAAGACTTTATCGACTACCGTTAAGATTTCTGTAAATACCGGTATGAACGCATTACCTACAGAAAGCTTCAGCTTTTCCATCGCATTGTTTGCGTCATTCATTTTAGCCTGAAGGCTGTTGCCGGCATTGGGCAGGCCCGGTGCAAATTGTTTGGATAGCTGAGTGGTAAATTTGGGGATGAAGTCGGCTGATTTAATCTCCCCTTTCTTCATCGCCTCATGAAATTGCGCTGTTCCCATGTTCATGGCCTTAGCCGCTATACTCATAGCCCCTGGCAAGCTCATTGCCAGGGATCGCATTTGGCGTGCTTGAACCGTGCCCATCTCGCCCATTTCTTTTAAAAACAACATTGTGCTTTCGAATCGCTGCGGGTCTAGGTGAAGGACTGTTGCCGCTTCAGCCACTCCCTCAAATACACTCCTTAGCTTTTGCCCCTCTATGCCGGTACCATAAAAACCAGCCTGCATTTCAGCAAAGGACTGGTAGGCCTGTTGCATCGGCAAGTGTAGCCGGTCGATAGCGCCTTTTATGTAGGTTAAATTTTGCGTAGCATCTGCTGAGTTTTGCGAGGTGTATTTAATTACATTGTCGAAGTTTTGATACTCAGATGTGATATGCATCAACTCCTTCCCAAACTCAACAACTTCCCGAACGGCAAACGCTGCAGCCATCGCTTCGGCCACCCCCTTTGCTGCCTCAAGTAGAGAATCGAATTGTCCCTTAACCCCATCGACGCCCACCTTTGCATTTAACCCCATAGAGGAAAGTGCTTTATTGACCTTATCAGCAAAACTTAAAATATTGCCGTCAGCATTTAATGTGAAGCCATAAGTTGACATACATTGTGTTTTTTTATTGTTTTAAATGATCAGGTTACGCTGGCTGCCACGAAAGGCGCATTAATCTTTGAGTCTTTATCGCGGGCCCTCAGCGTAAATTCCTCTGCTGAGAAATTGATGCCGCCAAAGGACCTACTAAATCCACCAACAGCGCCGGCAATTGCCAATACTGCTCCCTGTATTTGTGTTGTTTCCGATAGGCCGGATAGTGCAAGTATGGACAATAACTCACCAGCCTGCAAAAGCGCATACCCTTCATAGCTCACATTATGAGATTGAATGCCATAAGGAGTATTAATGCCTACCTGGTAAATTGTTTCAATATCGCGCTTAATTCTCCAGCCAACTTCCTGGAGGGTAACAAGGTTAAATGTCTTTACTCCTGACTGCGTGGGAACGCTCAAAACACATTTGTAATCGGCTGCTGTTAGAATCAGCTTTGAATAATTATTGTTCACAGTGCTTTTAACTTTGACCGCCTTTCTTCAGGTATGGCGCATGCATCATTTTAAGATAATCGTCGAGTAAAATTGACAAGTCCCAATATCGGCGGATGCTCATATTTTCATACTCTTCCTGCGGAATATTCAGATATGCCCTAAATAGGTCCTTTTTGTACTTCACAGGATCGCGTTCTATTAACCGGCTCCGTGCTTCTTCCGGATTATCGCTTAAGAGGGTGAACTCATAAGCGATTGAGGAAAAAAATCGACTAGTTTATGTTGAAGGAACCATAAAGCAAATTCCAGAATGGCGCTTCCACTGTTAAGGAAAGCAACCTTATCTTGATCAGTAAACTTATCCTTCAACTCATCAATGGTACCAGTTTGAGCCGAATCAGTTATTAGTAAAGTTTTAATTGCCAATACAGCTAAGTCATATAATGCATCCGTGTCTATTTTCATTTTGCCATTGCCGGACTTTACTTCTTCAGGAGTAAGGGCTGAATTTTGGAAGAGCGAAACAGCTTTGAACTGTAACTTGTGCTGAGAAGGATCATTGTCGTTAAAATCATTGAAAGTAGCTGTTTTTTTAATAAGCTTCTTTTCGAATTTTTCACCATTCCATTCATTGGATAGAAAAGTGATTTCTCTTTTAAATGTACCAGGCTGTGAATCGATGTTTTGATTTTCCATATTCTACAAGAATGATTGAAATGCCAAATGGCATATTTGATATAAATATAAAAAATAGAATTGAACTTTAGACAATCATTAGACAGCTTTTTTCGGTTTTTTCACTGTTTATTCATTGTTTTTCCATGTTTCAGAGCCTAATGAGCTATGAGCGAAAAAAAGTTTACATGTGAAGTTTTGTCAAGTTTTGTAATAGTAATAAAGAAGGTGCGATGACAGGTTTTGACAGGTTTGCTGACCCAGAAGCTTGGCTGAGTTTGGGCTACTGGCCCTAAGCCCCATATAAAGCATAAGGAAAGAACTTATATGCAGGTTTAGCTGTTGATTTTTTGAAGTATTTCGCATTATAAATAACCTTGCCAGGCTCAAGTTCGAAAATTATTAAATGATCGGTCAAACTCTTTTTTTGCTTTATCTGCAATTGCCTTTTTCATCAAGCGGTTAGGTCCCTTATCTGGATGTGGCATGTACTGTCGAGCAGGTATTCCCCGACCTCCTTCATTTTGGATTTGCGCGTAAGGAATTAATAGGATATCAACTCCAATAACGACCGATTTACTTAGCGCCTTAAACTTTATGCTGTTATAAAGATTTCTGGTTTGCAATTCTAAAGGGTTCGAACTATTGTATACAGATCCTTTGTAAGCTCCGCGGCTATCATAGGCCTTGTTAGTTTTGCTTGCTCGCTTTGGCCAGGCTTTGACGCTACTACCAGTTGCATAGCCCTGCAACTTAAAATTGTTCTTTATAATCTTTACGCACTCGTTGCCGGCAATCCTTGGCATATCCTTTTCAACCTGGGCAGCGGCTTTCATTGCTCGTCTGAGGTCATCTCTTAATTGGAAGATTGAAGGAGGCATATTATTGTTTGAGGACTCACTCAAATTTACTCAAAAAGGCGCTCATATTGACAAGCTATGACAAGTTAGTTTTCTCTTTTTTATATTGTCCAATTGTCCAATAGCGATTTTGAAAACACTTCATATTTCACCAAAAAATGGCCTTTTTTCTTACTTTTTAGCCCTTTTTTATATCGTCCGATTTGTAAGGCAGTGTGAGTGGAAAAACTAAATAACTAACTTACCAACCGGCCTAAATGTGCTATTATAGGCTTTTTCTCTTGCCTAAAAGGTACGTGGGCTCCTTTATATAGTGTTACTTGGAATACTAGGTTTTACTAAGTTTTGTCCTGGTTCTTTTTATAGTGTGCAATGCGTGCAATCTCTTTGAAGATATAATCATTAAAAATAGGCTCATACGCGTGCGTTATGATGGAAGAAAAACCTTCAGTTTGCCGAATTGGTATTGGCCTATGCGCGCGTGTTATGATCCGGGAAAAATCTTTATTGGATCAGAATCGTTAATTTTACCATTCCGTGTGCATGCATGTACGACCGGAATAAAATCTCAGGACCATTGAAACCCGATTTTAACACCCACTTACATCTGCCATCTTTAGTTGATAAATTTATAAAAACAATCAATTGAATGACGGTTATTGAGCTTCGCCAAAAACGAGGGAAAGAACTTAAGGGGTTGAGAACTCAAAAGAAAATTACTAAAGTCAAGTTGTCTCAGCTGACCGGTATGCATAGGGCAACAATAACAAATATGGAGAAAGGGAAAACTAATTGGACTATAGATTCAGAGCTGATCTACTTGGGAGCTTTAAAAAATCTATAACGCCGCACTTCCAAAATCAAATTGTTTTTTTCTCATTAGCGTTAGCACAGTAGACTTTATAAAAGGTCTTTTCCCGACCATGTATTTATAGATTGATTTATTCACCTCTTAAAGTTTTCCATAACCGTTTTGGCTTGGAGGTGCCGAAGCCGGTCTTAATGTGCCGGCGTTTCCATGCTTTTTTTCGAAAGCCTGTTGGAAGGCTGTAGCAATACCCGTAATTCTACCGGTTGGTTCTGTCTCTTTATTTTCTTCTTTCATCCACACTGCTATCATTTTCTGCTTCCAGTTTTTAACTTTTTTGCCTGCCTGGTCTTTCCATTCTCCGGCCTCGTAATACTCAAAAGCTTTTTTGGCAAGTGCTTCCGAAAAATTTTTCTCCTTAAAAAAAAGAATGACCTCATCGAGTGTGGGTGGTATGAGTTCGCTTTTTATGTTATTGTTATTATGTTTCTTGTTATTCGTTTCAGGTTTATTTATACTCCAAGAGCTTTCACAAGTGCTTTCCTGCTGCTTTAACAAGTGATCCTCGCGTGCTTTAACATGTGCTTCACCAAGTGCTGTAACAGGTGCTTTAACAAAAACTGGTAAAGCAATTATGCAAGCTGTCCATTGGTTTCGAGATTGTTCAATAATTTCTACAAAACCGAACCCTACCAATTCGTCAAAAATTTTCTTGTACGTAGTATAAGATTTAATTCCCGCGGCTGCCATCGTTTGAGAAGCAGGTGAAGCAAATTTCCGAGCCCACCCCAACCGATTATTTAACTCTACAAACCATAAATACATTGCACCATGACCTGGAGACACAAGATCCGGATTCGATAATGCGAAGTCATACCATTGTCGGCTATAAGTGTAGCCATTAATTTTCTCCGCCATGAGTAAGGGGGGTTACAAGTAAATAAATCGGGTGATTATGATTGTGAAGAGAAAATGAAAAGTCCCACTTTTTAGCTAAGGGACCTTTGCTTTTTATTTTTAGGCAAGTATATTTGTCCACTGTTTCAACACGTTAATTTTGATAAAAAAACTTAAGGCTAATCGGATCCTGGAAGATTTATGATTGGCCTTTTTTTATTATGCACGAGCGTAGTTATTTACTGACTCGGCGCGGATGAACACCTTTTTACCGATCCTGTAGGAGCTTAATTCCTTTGTTGAAATAAGTTTATCAATGGTTTGCGTCGATACCCTAAGCCTTTCTGCTGCTTCCTTTCTGCTATAGTCAGGAATATTGAGGCCGGTCTCAATAGCGTGATTAGACTTTGGCGCTTCTTGAGCTGTAGTTTGTTGAATGGATAGGGCCTTCGACACCGCACGAGTGATGATATCTTCTATCTCTTCCTCAGTAACTGTATAAACTCTGTTCATTTACTTATTCGGGTAATAACGCTCATTACATTTGGTAATGACTAACTTGATAGTACTTAATTATTAAGCAGCTACTTCGGGCTTACTTTCGCTAATTAATTGCTCTCTCCCTGTGATAATTCGAGTCAAAGCACCAACTACAGCCGTGTGATACTTACTACCTGGCCTGTTAAGAGCTTGTTTTACGTTTCCAGGAGTGATACCAATGATTTTAGATGCAACAACAAAGTCGTTAATAGCCTTTTTCTGTTTAATTTCTTGGATTTCCATTTTTGAACCTTAAATTGTACTTTCGCAGATACAATATTACAAGTAATAAAATATTTTTACAATTTATTTGGGAATAATATTTCAAAAATGGTAATAAATCATGATGAACTACTTGATAGGTTTAAGAAAATCATCAAGATAAAAACAGATACGGAGTTAGCCACTTCGCTGAATCTTAGTCGGAATACGATTTCTACCTGGCGCTCCAGGAAGACCGTAGATCTTGGCTTAATAGTGTGTTTCTGCGTCGAGCGCGGTTTTGATTTAAATGAGGTATTCTATGGGGATAACAACAATTATAAGGACAAGCATACTCCTCCAGGGATTCCGACTAACCTTTCCTCCAATGAGCAAAAGCTAAATCGGCTTAAATTTCAGATCCTGGAAGACGAGATCGAAAAACTAAGGCTTAACATCGAGTGGTTAATGCATAAAATGACCCAAATATCGGATGATCCCACACTAAGGGAGAAAATGTCGGATGATTCGAAGTCTTAAACTACTGTCAAAAATATGCCCCTGAACACTCGCTGCCAGGGCATATCAACCTAAACCTTATCACAATTGCGAACAAGTTTGTCCGCCTATCAAAAATAGGCAAATATCTTCGGAATCCGCCAGACTAATAAATGAGGATGTCCTGATGATACTCGATAACTGACGAGCTAAAGAAGTTCACCAGGCGAACAATAACGACACGCCTTGACTTATCATTTAGTGTCTAAAGCTTATTGATATGAAAGTTGAATTAATCACTAAGGAAGATATAGCGGAAATTTTATCATTCATGAAGATGCAGGCTGCTACGATAGCTGAGCAGCATAAGGAGCTACTGAAACTGAAAGATAACCGCCTGATGTCTGTTGACGAGGTTGTTGAATACACTGGCTTTTCCCGGACCTGGGTTTTGGAGAAAAAAGAAGAGATCGGCTATGCGGCTACCGGAAAGGATTTGCGCTTTTATAAGGAAGATATAGACGCCTTCTTCCGTGGAAAATTCATCCAGATGAAGAAAAAATAAAGCCCCTGCACCAATGACATTCAAGTTTCAGAACAATAAGGTTACAGTAATCAGAGGTATTCTTACTTGTGACGATAAGCTCACCAGGGACTTGTTGTTGCCATTGCTTGAGATCGCTTCCGGGCCTCCTGAGGCAGGTCATCCGTTTTTGAACCTAATAGCTGATATTTATGGAGCCGATTCTATCAAAGATGTTGAATATGAATCTAATCATCGAATATTTATTAATTGAAGTCATTATATATGCTTAATCTCGATGTCAGCCATTAGGTTATCCTATTTTTGCGCTTAAGCGTCTAGCATTCTTAGCAAAAACCTCTTGCAGAAGTTGGAGACCCTTATTTCTGATCACGAACAAGCACCTTTCTTACATTCTGTTCTGCTGGCCGACGAGTTTTCAGTGCATGTTGGTGATGCGGCACTACGCCGAAAATCATTAGTTTTACGTCCAATCCAGCATGATTTATCTAGCGATTGATACGGATGTCTGGCTGCACCTGGCGGCCACGGGCTTTGATAAGGAACAAAACCTTTTCGATGAGCTGTGTTATTGGATCGAAGCGGGTGTGGTGAATTGCATTGTACCGGAACAAATCGTTGACGAGTGGCATCGCAACCAGGAAAACAAGATCAAACGCATCAAAACCGCCATTAACGCCTCTGCAGGGGAATTGCAGCAAGTGGTAAAGGATGACCGATCGCTGAACAAGCTGTACAGCGCCAGTAACTTCGAATCGGTGAGCCGGGGTCGTGCGGCACGTATTGACAAGCTATTCAGGGAACAGGTGCTGATCGCACCGGTGACAAAGGAGATTATGATTTGCGGCTGGTTGATCTTGTTATCCCGAAAACATACCAGGCAGGATGTCCCCACAGCTGGTATCGGCATAAACGAGGCCAGGGTACCTTTTAAAGTTTCGATCGGCACATTGTAAAAAGGAACGCCTCCTATTTCAATGGTACAGGTATAGGCCTCGCTGTCAACCTCTGTAACGACTGCGTCTGTTGTTACCGTCCCTTTCAGGTATTTATTAAAGAGGCGCTCGAAAGCTTCCTGCAATTCTGATTCTGATGCCATAATTAAGCGTATTGATTCGGTAAATAGTCAGTTAAGAACGCCACTCGGTTTATCCATCGAAAGCCTTTATCATCGGCATTGAAGTTGCGGCCGGTGATCACGTAGTTCGCGGTCCGGTCCGGGTATCGAACGTCATTATATTGAAGCTTGTCAAATAAATCGCAATCGGGATAAAGCAGGGTCGTGATCGTTACCGGCGTACAACTGGCTTCCAAACAGTACCATCATGATGATCTGTTTGAGCCCTTGCAAAAACTAACAGCTCAGGGTGAACCCATGGAAGTGGCAGCACATTTAGCCGAAATAATGGATGCTATGACTTTTCAGGCTGGCATGTACCTCGTCGAGCGCGATAAAGAAAACTTGAAGCAACTGATCCGTTTCCTGTACGATCATGGGCAAAGTATTACGGCGAACAAATTGTGTAACCGTTTGATGATCGCGGGTTGTGAGATTGTGCGGCCGTTGTTCGAGCAGTATAACAATGGTGACTGAATCGTTTAATTGTCGTTGCCCAATATTCCTTTTCTTTAGGTTCAAATCGTTGGAGACATTCATTGGTGCATGCAGGTAAGTCGGGAAGTAGGTAAAGGAGGTAATACCATTCCAATGGAACCTTGTCATAATAATGGACAAGACTAAAAGTGGCAAAATATCTTCTGGGGAGCCCACAGCATTAATAAATCAAGCCGTCATCGTCATATTCTATATCAGTAATAGAGGCAGTTCCAAAAAAGTCACGTATCGAATTTACAACCGGGTCACCTTCTTCAGGTCCGCCCCTGGCTCCATTTGCAATAGGCGACAGCAGTATGCGATATGTAGCTTCCCCGTAAATAACTTCGCCGTTTTCAACTGTTACCGGTATATTTTAAACTTGAATTTCATACGTGAAATCATAGATTAAACGTTTACAAAGGCAATAACAGCAATCAAATGACAATAATAACTGCTAAGTTAAGTGTAAAATGGCTAAAAACCTGCTAACGGAATCACTTGAGCTTTTAATATGGTATAGAAGATGCTATTATCGGAGAACATAAATACCAACCTAATTTCTCGTTCAAAACGGCCGATACGATTGAAGCAGTGCTGGATTTTTTACTTTATCTTTCGATTTTAACTAGATAGTCGAAATGGCACTTCGTTATTTCTTTACGACATTTGGCAACGCAATTTCGAGAAGTACCATTATTGTTATATTTGAAACTATTATTTTACTTGATAAGACCCTGAACCGATGGCTGATAGACCTCACTTATTATATACCAAGCCCCCTGAAGGAATTGAAACTTTTAAATATTCAAGGCGCGGCGGTGGAAAAGAAAAGCCTACCGAAATGCAAAAGGTAGATCGGACAAATGATTTCCAACGCATAATAAGGGATTACGAACGTGATTTTAACGCACGCATGGAACAGCGGAATCGAAATATTCAAGTGCCTGCGGAGATTGTATGCGTTGAGATCACGTTTTTCGGCTGGTTCGATTCAAGTGATTTTGAGATCAGATATCGTCAGGATTTCGGATTACTGCCGTTAAAATTTTATAACCTCAATACTAAAGTCCTGTTTGCAGTAATTGATAGTGAACTATTCGCTAATTTTCTGGTGCAACTTCGAACTTATGTAGATACTGCCGACCATGCTCATCCCGCTTATGATAAAAAAATCACCTATATCAAAGATGTTCAGTTGCATGGAACTGAACGGATATTGCAGCACGAAATACGCGATGGCGAGATTGCTTATCTTTCACTTTTGAATAATATTGAGCTCGACGAATTAACCGAGCCTTTCATTAAAGCGATAAGCAATTATCTTGAAGGAAAGCAAGCGAGCTATGTATATAATCCCGAGTCAAATGAATTTGAAGTGCGTTCTGTCAATCAGAAGCAATTGAAGGAGATCGCACAGAACTTTGATTTTGTGCATTCGATTAATTCACAGCGGTACCTGATTACCAGGCCAAGCCGTTTTGAAACAAACATCAAAGAATATCCTTTTAAAATTGTTACAGACGACGAACCATTGCCACTTATCGGCGTAGTTGATACTGGAGTAAGCGCCACAACGCCCATAGGCAACCTACTTGTAAATCAAGACGGGCGTTATGGGCTACACGGCATGGATCCGAGGGTTGATGATGCCGACAATGGGTATGGACATGGTACCTCTGTCGCTGCTTTTGCCGCATTGGGCCCGCAGTTAGCAGGTGAAATATCACCGACTCTTTATGCGCAGGCACAGATCCTGTCCATTAAGGTGTTAAGTGATTTTAACGGTGTACTTAGTAACTCGGAATTAGTCGAGTTAATAAAGTCCGCTCATGAAGAATATGGCATTCGTATTTTTAATCTTTCTATCTGTTATGAACGGCCATTGGTAACCGGGGCAACGTTTAGTGACTATGCCTTTCTGCTGGACAAATTAGCTTACGAAGAAGATCTTTTAATATTTATTTGTACGGCCAACAGTAAAGTAGATGACCGGGTTGCCGCCAGCTATCCTGCGCATTTCTCGGATGAAAGCACCAACTTTTGCGCACCCGCTGACAGTATGAATAACTTAGTGGTCGGAGCCTTAGGTGATAATTTCGAACCGGAATTACCTATCCTACGCAATAAGTATCCCCTATCTGGCAAAGATCACCCGGCGCCCTACGCCCGGAAATATCACTTGGATTACGAGCGTCTTTCAGTCAAAAATCGTAATTTGCTAAAACCGGATGTTGTTTATCCGGGCGGTAATTATATGATTATTGACCACCCGGTACTTGGTCTTACTCCAGACTCGACAAAGGAAGCGGCATTGCAGATACTAACCGCTTCACTCAAAGAACCTATTTATCGAGGCGTTGGAACAAGTTTTGCTTCCCCCTTAGTCGCTAATATAGCAGCTAACATCCTGCGGCAATACCCAGAACTCAAAATGCAGACGGTAAAAGCACTGATTATCAACAGCGCTGCCGAAGTTAAACTTGGTAAAGACTTCAGTACGCTTAAATCGCATCACCAGAAATTTTTGACCGGCCATGGGCGACCAACTTTCGATCCCGCGGTATTTTCTAATGATGATGAAGCAACAATCGTTATTGAAGATACCATACAGGAAGGCAACGTTAAAAGCCTGCCAATTGCATTTCCGACCTACCTGCTGCGGTCGCCCGCCGATTCGACCGTTTTGGAAATAGAAGGCACGCTATGTTTCAGCTTTCTCCCGCTAAAAGACAATCATTTGGCATACTGCCCGGTCAATATCGCTTTTGCACTATGCAAAAATGTAGCGTTAGTGATCGAAGAAGAAGTTGAAATCAAAGGAAAGAAAAAAATGGTGGATGTAGGTATCTCAGGAGGGCCAAAAGACAGGGTGGCGGTATTCGATAATCTATGGTCACAGGATGCATATGCCAGTAGCAAAATGTTGTCGAATACACATAAAATTACCTATCGGGTCAAACGTCAGCAACTCGTCGACGAAAGAAATTTGTTTAAGGTGGCGGTGCACTGCCATTTTCACAAATTGCTGCCTGAATACATTTTGGAAACTCTACCGGGGGAATATCAGTTTTCCTTGGTATTAAGAATAAAGGAAGTGTCTACTGGCGAAGTAAAATCCGGCAGATTGTATCAGGAATTACTTGAGCTGAATGACTTAAGAGCAATTGGCGCGATTTATATAGAAGCGGAAAATGAAGGTGAAGCAGAAGCGGAATCTTAGCCTTTTTTTTCAGCCTGAGTGCGCTGAATAAGTTCTTTCCAGACTTTCGTATGGATTTTAGGAATCAATCGGCTAATCTTGTCACCTTGGTCAAATAGGCTCCGCTTGATGGTGCTAATCAGTGTTTTTTGAATTTCATAATAGGACATTCCTAGGCAGGATTCAACTATTCCATTCAAAGCGCGCGGGTTATCCAATTTAAAAGTTTCATTATTTAGCGTTTTATCAATAATTTCCTTTATTTGATCTTTGTTCGGAAGGTCAAAAGAAACTCGACTATCAAAGCGTCTCAATAACGCATCATCAATCATACCAGCATGATTAGTTGCTGCAATTACGATAGTTTCTTGTGGTAAATAATCGAATAACTGCAAAATGGTGTTCACTACCCTTTTCATTTCACCATGATCCTGGCTATAATCCCTAACCTTGCCAAGACTATCAAATTCGTCAATGAAAATAATGCAGTTTTCTGCTGATGCCCTTTTAAAGATCTTGGCTAAGTTTTTACTGGTTTCGCCAAGTTTAGATGAGACAATAGCGCCAAGATTAACTACAAACATCAGCTTTTCCAATTCCCCGGCCATCACATAGGCCGCTAATGTTTTGCCACAACCCGAAGGTCCATAAAAAAGTATTTTATTCGATACCGGAAGTTCATAGTGGCGTAAAACCTCAATAGAACGATGTTCATTTACAAAAAACTTCAACTCATCTAATACCTCCTTATCGCAAACCAGGTTGTCGAACTTGTATTCAGAAGTTAATTTTTCAATGATGAACTCATTAATCTCCCGATCTTCTTCTTTTAAATAATGTGCCGGTGAGCCAACTTTAACCAGCGTAGAAGAGCTTGCCTGATGACGGATAGTATCTTTAAGAAGTGATTGCAGCTGTAATGCAAAATTGATCTTATTGGTTTTTTTTGAATGATCAATGAGTTCATTAAGGGCAATAAAAAGCTTGTCCTGGTCATTCTCCAGGCCGTATTTTGCTATTTCCTTTATGAAATCTGATTGGCTCATTTTAAATTTGCACAATTTTAGCAATAAATGCCGTATTAGGCTTCATTTATTTGTCTAATAAATATATCATTTTATCGCCATGGTCAAGCTTTTCTACGCAAATTTTTAGCCAATGTTGATGATTAAACAACTAACTCCACAATTATTCTGCTGATTGCTTACAGTGAGCATTTTAATTATAAAATTCGATCGTTCTTTCCCACACCCCACATGTGGTTTAAACCGCCTTCATTGCTTGCCTATTCCAAACCTCCATCATAATCTGAGCTTTCTCTGTAGGTGAAAGCTTTATATAACTGAAAAACGCCCGCTCTGTCTTATGGCCTGTAACGGCCATAATTGCTACTGTTGGCACACCCATTCGGTACATGTTTGAAGCAAACGACCTTCTGCATGTGTGGGAAGAAACCCATTTATATAAAGACTCAGTTTCAATAATCTCTTTGCCTCCCTTTGTCTTGGTTAGGCTTACTTTCTCGGTTAAGCCAGCTTCTTTGCATGCGTCCTTTATGTAGAGGTTCATGTTTACATTTGATATTGCGGGAGGAAGGGAGTTCGATGTCTTGCCAGCATACCTGGCCATTACTGCTTTTACACTCGCATGTATAGGGATGGCAATTGGCGACTTGGTTTTTTGCGGCCTAATCTGAATGAAATCACCGTTGATGTTTTCAGGTTTAATATTGCTAAAGTCCGAAAAGCGTAAGCCGGTCCAGCATCCGACCAAGAACAGATCCCGAACACGCTCCAGCCTTGGATCGTTACTAAAGTCATGATCAGCCAGTTTTGTCAACTGGTCAACGTTCAAATAGACGTTATCGGGAGTGAGCTGCACTTTAATAAACCGTTTAGACTTATGTTTAATGTTGTTGTGGAGGCCTTCTTCAGTAGCTTCATTCATGAAAAGCTTTAAATTTTTAACTACGGTACCAAAGCTATTATCAGAAAGGTTTTTTTCATTGAGCAGGAAGTCCCTGAGATCATTATAAAAGTCAAGATCAATATCCTCAAACGAATAATCGCTTTTTCCTTGCTTTGTAGCCAGGCTCTTCAACCGGTTAAGAGTAGTGGTATACCCTTTTATTGTAATATGGCCGTACCTGGCTCCGTTCTTCAAAGTTCGTTTACCGGATTCGGTTCGCTTGATCAAGTCATCAATGTATGAAAACAGTGTATGTTCAGGTGCTGTACTTTTTTTACCTGGTATAATACCGTTATTTTGTATAGTAGCAATGCAAGTGCTTTTGAAAACTTCATGGTCTGGAAATGCCTGGTATTTCTCAGTTAAATATTCAAAAACACTTTCGATCCAATTAACTGCTTTTTTTAACCCGTCGGTTACTTCTTCATATGTCTCCCTGGGCAACGTTGCTGACCGGCGAAGACACTGGCCCTGGGCGTTCCAGTGTCGTGGCTCTACACTTATACCACTGTTAATGATCGATCGCTTATTGTTAAAACTGACATAGCAACGAATAGGTGTATTCCTTTTCATATCATCAGTTTGAAGGAGTACGAGTTTGATTGTGTGTTTAAAGCCTGGCATGTTAAAAATGATCAGTGATCGGAATTTGATCAC